CAATCACTTCTTGACTGACACCAACGCCTGGTTCCTTACCACCGATGTTCCTAACGGACTGAAGCACTTCGTGCGGACACCGTTGAGTACGTCAATGGATGGTGATTTCGACACTGGGAATGTCAGATATAAAAGTAGGGAACGTTACTCCTTCGGAGTCTCGGATCCGCTTGGTATCTTCGGAAGCCCAGGAGCTTGATGTAAATCAAGCACTTAGCGCAGAGAACCCCGCTCCGGCGGGGTTTTTTGTTTTCTATCTTAACTGTGGTACATTGCCTGTTACTAAGTCACAGGAGATGAAATGGATACCACGAACTTACCCAAATCACGCAAAGAAGCACAAGACTCAGGAGCTAAGTACTACTTCACCGGAGAGCCTTGTAAGCATGGGCATATCGCACCACGCAAAACAAAAGGGTCATGCGTTGACTGCTTAAAGGTTGAGTGGCAAGAGGCAGCAGAAAAACGCACAGATTACTTCCGGGAGTACAACAAACGGGAGGACGTGAAAGACCGAAAGAATGATTGGTATTTGGCAAACAAAGAGCAAGTGATAGCTGCTGCTTCTACTAGGCCTCCAGAGGTTCTTAGGCAATATCGAAACGTTTGGAAAGAAAATAACAAAACACAAGTAAAAGCAGATACCAAAGCAAGGCGAAGAAAACATAGGTTAGCAACGCCAAAGTGGTTAAGCAGAAAACAAAAATCCGAGATTCGTCAGATATATCAAATTGCAATAACTATGAGTAAGACTACTGGCGAACAATATGTTGTGGATCACATTGTTCCGCTAAGATCTGAACTCGTATGTGGGCTTCACGTACCATGGAACTTGCGAGTTATCCCCCAGCAAGAGAACCTTTTAAAGTCAAATAAGTTAATTGACTCCACCCCTATAAACTGATACAAACATACTATTCCGGGGTTAGCCCGGTGTATTAGACAGTCCCGGCTGACGACATGCAGACTAATACACCGATATCGCATGTGAGGATCTAATGGCAAATACAACCTTTACCGGCCCAGTCAGATCAGAGGGTGGCTTTGAGGTTATTACCAAAAACAGTACCACGGGTGCTGTCACAACAGTTTCCACCATTGGCAACACAATCAGTGTTACTGGTAACGTAACCGCTGATAGTGGCACTGCGCCTGTTGCTGGTGGAGCTTCAGCATTCTTAGCAACGTCTACCGCAGAGCTTGGTATTTACTTTGGTTCTGGCGCGCCGACTGTGTCAGCGGCAAAAGGTTCGTTATATCTCCGCACTGATGGGTCTTCGACCAGCAATCGCGCCTTCATCAATACGGACGGTGCTACGACTTGGACTGCTATCACGACCGCAGCCTAATTAGGAGTACGTCATGGGTATGCAAACAGATGTCCTAGCAAGTCAAGCGCGGACAGATGACGGGCAGCTTCTTGACCAAAACGGGAATGCCCTTCCAGCCGTTCGCGTCAAAGCCATTTATATCGTACCTACAGCGAGTACAGCGGGTTCTGTAGCATTTAGAGATGGCGGCGTAAGTGGGCTGACCAAGTTTACAATTAATTTGCCGAACAATACAACGGGTGGAGAGTATTTTATCCTTCCGGGTGAGGGCGTTTGGTTTCGCACAAATGTGTACGTAGACATTACTACGGTTGCGTCTGTGATGGTGTGGTATGGCTAAAAAGGGAATGGGCATTGACACTTCGGTAAAGTCGGGTAACTTCCGGCCTACGAAGCAAGGTGCTGGCATGACGGAAAAAGGCGTTGCAGCTTATCGCAAGGCTAATCCCGGCAGCAAACTTAAAACTGCCGTGACTTCAGATAATCCTGGCCCTAAAGATGCGGCACGTAGGAAGTCTTTTTGTGCAAGATCAGCCGGACAGATGAAGCAATTCCCTGAAGCAGCCAAAGATCCCAATAGCCGTATACGGCAGGCAAGACGTAGATGGAAGTGCTAAATGGACCCGATTATTATCTGGAATTTAATCACTTCGTTTTTGGTGGGGTTGGTGATGTTTATGCTCAAAAACTCCCATGATGAACAGCAACGTATTCAGATTCTACTGAATAAAACTCGGGAGGAAATTGCCCGTGATCACATCACTCGTGCAGAAGTTAGGCAGGATCTTGAAAAGATTATGGAACGATTTGATGCAGGCTTTGAAAGGCTTGAAGCAAAGATTGATGCCCTCGCAAAGAAAGGATGATCATGGCGATAGTAAATAATGTACCAAGCCCTCCAGATATGGACTCATCCAAGTATGAGCCGGATCTGAACAAGCCCAAAAAACCCAAACCCAAACCTAAGCCCAAACCCAGACCCAAGACGGCAGATATGGGTGAAATGGATATGATGAGCGAAGAAGTTGTAACGGCAAAGCGCGGCGGCATAATGTATTCTAAAGGTGGATCAGCCTCTAAGCGTGCTGACGGTATTGCAATGCGTGGTAAAACCCGTGGGATGATGCGGTAATGCCAGCAGTTAGCGCAAAGCAAGAGAAGTTTATGCAGGCAGTAGCGAACAATCCGAAGTTCGCAAAGAAAGTTAACGTCCCTCAATCTGTGGGAAAAGAGTTTACAAAGAAAAAACATGGTGGGGTAGTAAAACATAAAGGTAAAAAATAGTAATGTATTTAACAAGCAGTATTCCGTATTTTAAATGCTGGGTAAGAAAGGAATTTACAAAAGGACATCAGGAATACCACGGTGAATATTTACACGGTTTGGCAGTAGCGGTTACAACTATTCCAGATCGTTGTCTAAGTTTTCAGATTATTTTTTCTGGCTGTGAGGCAGATGATGGTAGCCAACCTAATATCCACGGTGGAGCAATGTGGGCAAGAATGCCAATCACGGCTTTGGTTGGAGATATACCGCTGGAAGCGTGGCCTGAACGTATGCAAACCCATTTTGCACAGCCTTGGGACTGTAATTCTTATAATCACACTGTCTTTAGTATTCAGCGTGCCAAACCTTCTCCTTGGCTATGCAAAATAAACAATGAGTTTCATACAGGAAGATATTTATTTACAGTAGATTATGCGGAAAGTGAAGTATCGGAAGATCCTTCACAACACAAACAAAGCCATGTATTAATGTTAACGGACGCAGGAAAATGGACTGGTAACATGGTTGCACTGCCAAACAACCGTGTGCGTGTTACGAGTCCCGCCTATTGGGTGACAGGCGAAGGAGTACCTGATTTTCGACCGAGTCAATGGATTCATTGTGCAGAGCAAGATGACTCTTACATGGACTCAGAAGTAACCTTCAACAACCTGTATAAGGAGTAATAAAAATGATGTCAAAAATGATGCGAAGCGGTGGCGTTGCCATGAAGAAGAAAATGATGGCAGGCGGTGGCATGACCAAGATGGGTGCAGTGAAAACCGCCTCCAGCAAAGACGGTATTGCGATCAAAGGCAAGACCAAAGGGACGATGGTCAAGATGGCTGGTGGTGGTATGCCTATGGTTATGAAAGATGGCAAGAAAGTTCCAGCTTTTGCTGCTGATGGTAAAGGCCAAATGGCTAAAGGCGGTAAGGTCAAAAAAATGGCCTACGGCGGAACTTACTGACATGATGGCCTCGCGCGGGATGGGGGCCATCATGCCCTCAAAGATGCCCACGGCTCGGCGTAAGAAGCGTCGAGACGATACGGACTTTATGGCCTTTGCAGAAGGCGGCGAGTCTCGTGTCAATGAAGCAGGAAACTACACTAAGCCGGGGATGCGTAAAGCATTGTTCAACAGCATAAAAGCTGGTGGCAAAGGCGGATCGCCTAATAAATGGTCAGCCCGTAAAGCTCAGATGCTTGCTATGAAATACAAGCAAAAGGGTGGGGGTTATAGAGATTGAAAGCATTATTTTTTTAGCACATTAGAAATGGCGGAGTGTGATGTACCAAAAAGCTTTGCAATATGACGAAAGCTGTATCCTTGATCTACAAGGGTTTGGTATTCACTCTTTTTTGCTTCGTGTATACGACGTTTTGCACTTGCTATTTTTTGGTTTATCCATTCGTGTCTACCCCCACCATAAATTGCGTTTTCTTTGGCGGAAACCCATCGCAGATTGTTTACGTGGTTGTTTTTCCTATTACCATCTATATGATCTACCTGTGGTAAATTTTCTAGGTTTGGTAAAAAAACTAAGGCAACTAAACGGTGTACGTATCGACATTTACCCCTTCCAAGAGCAATACGTAAATAACCGGTTGTATGAACCCAAGCTTGAATTTGTGTCACCTTTTCTATACGTTTTCTATAGGTTAAATTTCGTTGTGGGATATCTGTCCAGTTGGATCTTACGTTTCCGTAATTACTTACTGAGTAACGTTCGTCAGTATCCGGGATACACATCCAAATTTCTTCCATTTCGTTCTCCTTTTAATGGATTATGATATGGCACTACGAAAAAGTCAAGAGTCGTTAAAAGCTTGGGGAGACCAACGTTGGAGGACACGCAGTGGCAAACCTAGCACACAGGGTTCAAAAGCAACTGGCGAACGATATCTCCCGGAAGCGGCAATTAAATCTCTTACACCTTCAGAGTACGCTGCAACTACAAGAGCAAAGCGAGTTGGAAAAAGCGCAGGAAAACAGTTTGTTAAGCAACCGGCAAAAATTGCCGCTAAGACTGCGAGATTTAGATGACCACTAGCGGTTCAACTGGGTTTTCACCAGAGTTCACAGAGATCGCTGAAGAAGCGTGGGAGAGGGCTGGCCGCGAGATGCGGACTGGTTATGACCTCCGTACTGCTCGGCGATCCATGAACCTGATGACCATTGAGTGGCAGAACCGTGGCATCAATATGTGGACTATTGATCAGGGAACGATCACCCTGACAGCAGGCGTAAACACTTATGCTTTGCCTACAGATACGATAGATCTGCTTGAACACGTTATCCGTACAGGTCAGAACGTTTCATCGACTCAGGCTGATCTAACGATTACCAGGATAAGCGTTTCAACCTACGCCACCATTCCAAATAAGTTACAGCAGGCTCGGCCCATTCAGGTTTGGATTCAAAGGCTATCAGGGCAAGTTTCCCCTGCTAATGCGACGTTGTCTTCAACGATTAACTCGACAACCACAACGATTACGCTTAGTTCAACGGCTAGCCTTCCAAGCGCAGGGTTTGTTCGTATCGATAGTGAAGACATTCTGTACCAGTGGCTAGATGGTAATTCACTAGGTGGTGTGGTTCATGGACAGAATGGAACCACAGCGGCAAGCCATACATCAGGGGCGACCATATATAACCCCAACCTTCCGGCAGTAACAGTCTGGCCTACGCCAGACAACAGTACGACCTATCAATTTGTCTACTGGAGAATGAGAAGAGTACAAGACGCAGGATCGGGTATCCAGACTGCGGACATGAACTTTCGTTTCCTCCCATGTCTAGTGGCAGGGCTTGCGTACTACATCGCCATGAAACAGCCAGAACTTGTATCTCGAGTTGATATGTTGAAGATGGCTTATGAAGAGCAATTCAACCTAGCAGCAGGCGAAGACCGCGAGAAAGCAGCTATACGATTTGTACCACGCCAGCAGTTTATTGGATCAGGTGGCGGCTATGGGTAACAGATTTGCATCAGGAAAAAATTCGATTGCCATGTGTGATAGGTGTGGCGCGCAGTTCAAGTTAAAAAAACTTCGTACTGAAGTTATTAAAACAAAGCGGTACAACTTACTTGTTTGCGACGAATGCTTTGATCCCGATCAGCCTCAGTTGCTTCTTGGCATGTTTCCTGTGGACGACCCGCAGGCTGTAAGGAATCCAAGAAAAGATACAACGTATGTCACGGCTGGTGTGAACGGACTCGAGTTACTGCCTAATGCTACGGGCGGATTTCCTACTGGTGGATCTCGAGATATTCAATGGGGATGGAGTCCTGTAGGTGGGGCATCAGCATTTGATGACGCACTTACACCAAACTACTTGGTTGCAGCGACGGCTGTTGGTACAGTAACGATATCTACCACATAGGGGTAA